GAGGAGAACAAGTTTTTTATGCAACTAAAAACAAAGGTAAAATTAAAGGAGTTAAAAAAGCATAATGGCAAAGATAGTACAAGTAATAACTAGACCGACTCAACAGTATGATTATACTGTTGCAGAAGCACAGGCTAGAGATTTAGATGCTATAGTAGAAAAATTAAATACAACATATCAAGAAGAATTAAAGGATGAAGTAGAAGCTCAAAACTTCTTTTTAAACTAATGGCTAATAATTTTATTAATAAAAAAGTAGATTTAACTACAACTGATTTAACAACGTTATATACAGTGCCTAGTTTTAAATCATCTATTATAAAATCTCTGTTAGTGTCTGAGGACGCTGGATCAGGAAGCACAATAACTGTAACTTTAGTTAATTCAAGTGGCACAATCTTTAATTTATTTAAAGATAAATCTATTGGATCTAAAGCAACCACTGAACTTTTAACTAATCCTCTTATTATGGAGGAATCAGAAGTATTAAAAGTACAAGCTGCTGACGCGAATGAGCTGCACGTCATAGCCTCTATATTAGAAATACAGCCAAGAGAGGTAACAACATAATGAGAGAAATACTACCAGAAAAGATAATAGAAAAAATAACAAATAAAAAAACAGGCGAGGAATACAAGGACGATAAAGAATGGAAATCAAAGGGAATATCTCCTGATGATATAAGAAGAGATGTTACTCTTGTAATGCCCAGCCTTGATTTATTAGGAAAAACAAAATAGAATAGTACGATGGCCATAACTAGAGCACAACAGGTAAAACAAATGTTACGAGAAGGTGGACGTATTGGTTTTAGAATAGGATCTGGTGAGGGTAAAGATGTTTCTGGAAGAGATTATGGTAGTGGCAGTAAAGCAGCTGCAAATGTAGGCAAAGCTAGCACTGCAGGTCAAACAGGTCGTGAAGATCCTAGAAAATTTACTGACACTCCTAGAGAAAGAGGTATAGAAAGGTCTCGTCAAGATGCACAAAGACGTGCTGATCTTAAAAATTTAATAAATAAACAACAAGAAGAAAAAGAACAGGAAAAATATGAAACTTTAATAATTGGAGATAGTAATATTCCTGGTGTTGGAGGCGCGGTTATAGATTTATTTAAACGTCCTAGACAATTCACTTTAGATAAAAATGTAGATTATTTTAGAGGATTAAGACAAAGAAGACAGGATGATAAATTTTTCGATAGTCAAAGATATAGCAACGACGCACAAGGTTATAAAAATTATATGGCTGATAGACAAGCGGGCATAATAGACGCCGCTGGTAATCGTATCGTAGGTGGAGATGACGATGATGATCCATTTATTCCAATCATACCTCAAGATTCAATGACCATGGACCAAGCAACACAAGACGTAGCAGAAGAAACAGAAGTAGAAGATCCGTTTAGATTAGCAAGAAGATTTAGAGCTGATGGTGGTATTATGAATGCTGATGTTATAGGTGGTGAGTATGATTTTGAATCAGCGAGACAGATGTATGGTCTAGGTAAATTAGTTAAAAAAGTTACAAGAACAGTTAAGAAGATTGCAAAGTCACCAATAGGTAAAGCTGCATTGTTATATGCAGGTGGTAGTTATTTAACAGGAGCTAGTAATTTTTTTGGTGGATTAAAAGGTGCTGGTTTATTAAAATCACCTGCAATAAGTTTAAAAAATTTATTTATGGGTAAACCATTACCATTTAAAACAGCTGGTGATGCTGTGGCTAGATCAGGTGGTCTTTTAGATCTTATAGGTGGTGTGCCAGGAGCAGCTATAATAGGATCATCAGTTGTAGCAGGATTAACAGCGGATCAAGAAGATGAAGCACAATTATTAGCTGACAATACTGGTATAGATATAAATGAAGCTAGAAACCAAATTTTAAAAGCTGCAGCTGGACAAGATGATTTTAGAGCAAGAGCTTTTAAAGCAGGTGGTGGTTTAATGAGATTAGGATATTCAGAAGGTGATTTATCACAGAGTAAAGTGTATCAAAAATGGGTTGAAAGATATGAAAAAAATCCTGAAAGTCCTTTAGTTACAATGCATGAAAATTTTAAAAAATATAAAACTTTTTATGAAAGCTCTAAAAATCAAAAAGCAGGCGGCGGTATCATGAGAATGGGTTACCAAGAGGGTTCTAAAGAACCAGTGGCTAAAAAGACTATGCCATTATTAGATATGGGTGGTATGGAAAAAGATTATAGAGAAGATGGTGGGTTCGTGCCTATTGGTCGTATGGAAAAAGCTGACGATGTGCCAGCCAGACTATCAAAGAATGAGTTTGTATTTACAGCTGATGCTGTAAGAAATGCTGGTGAGGGAGATATAGACAAAGGAGCAGAAGTCATGTATAACATGATGAAAAACCTCGAAGCCGGAGGTGAAGTATCAGAAGAATCGCAAGGCTTAGAAGGCGCTAGACGTATGTTTCAAACATCACAAAGATTAGAGGAAGTATTATAATGGCTGTTCAAACAACACAAACTTTACCACCGCAATTTGTACAAGATTTAGGAACTGATTTAGCAAAACAAATAACAGCACAATCAGGTGTACCAGTTATAGCAACAGGTCTTGCAGGTATTACACAACAACCAGGTGAGTCTGCTGATGATTTTGCAGCAAGACAACAGGCAGCTAGAGAGTTTGAAACTAGACAACAAAGTTTAGCAGGTCTTGCACCAACAGTTGCCGGACAAGATGCATTACAACAACAAGCACAACAAAGAGCGTTATCAGGTTTAGGTTCTTTTGAACCATTTTTACAAACAGCACAAACACAAGCAGGTCTAGCTCAAGGTTTAGGTACTGCGGCTCTTGGACAATTAGGTGGAGTTGGAACAGGTGCTACAGCATTTCAACAAGGTGTTCAAGATTTTATGTCACCATATCAATCACAAGTGATTGATGCAACATTAGCAGAATTTGACCGTAATAAACAAATACAAGAACAACAGATCAGAGATCAACAGACAGCTTTGGGTGCGCTTGGCAGTGGCCGAGCGGGAGTGCAACTCGCAGAGTTTGGCACAGGGGCTGCGAGAGAACGAGCATTATTACAAGCCGGTCTCTTGCAACAAGGTTTTGGTCAAGCACAACAAGCTAGACAACAAGACATTGCAAACAGATTTGGTTTAGCACAAGCAACACAAGGTTTAGGTGCATTTCAATCTGGATTAGCTGGTCAACAAGCGCAACTTGGAGCACAAACACAAGCGTTACAAGGTGTAGATATTTCACGTTTAGGTTCATTGGGCGCATTGAATCAAGCGCAAAGACAAGCAGAAGCTGATGCACAAAGAGAAGCAGCAAGACAAGCTGCGTTCTTACCACAACAACAATTAGATAGATTTGCTGCACAAGTAACAGGAATCATGGGTGGTTATCCTGGTCAAACAACTCAAACAGCCATACCTAACCCTACACCATTACAAACTGCACTAGGTGTTGGTACAACACTTGCTGGTATTTACGGTGGACTATCAACAGGAAAACCTGGTTTTTTTAATATGGCCGCAAGAGGAACAAGCAGCGTTTAATATGAACAGAACACTTACAAGACCGATGTTTAGAATGGGTGGTGCAGCAGAGGGTATCACGTCTGGTTTAGATAAACCAAGACAACAATATGAAAATGGAAATCGTGTTACAAGATTAACTGATGAGTTTGAACAAAGAAAAGCAATGTTTGATCAATTAAGACCTCAACAAACAGGTTTTATGCCAGGATCTGCCTCATCTTTTTTAACTAACTTTGGTTTAAATTTATTATCTCAAACACCAAGAGGTAATATATTTGCTACAGCTGCAGCAGCAGCCAAAGATCCTTTTCAACAATTTCAAGCTACAAGAGCAGCTGAAATATCTGATCAAAGAAAATTAGATCAAGCAATTTTAGGTGATGTTATAAGTGAAGATTTTAAATCTACACAACAACAAAAATTAATTGATGCTGATTATAAAATAGAAAAAGATAAGTTAGATGCTTCAATTGCAGAGTTAATAGAAAAAGGAGATCAAGCTTCTCTTAAAAGAGCAGAAGAACTTAAAAATAAAAGAATTCTTTTGGAGGACGATTATAAATTACAGAAAAAATATGGATTAACTGGTGCGAAAGACTACGCTAAAAAACAGGCTGCAGAAGCTGTAAAAACTCTATATCAATCTCAAATAACTGTTGAAAAAAATAAAATAGATGCTTTAGATAAAAACGATCCAAACTATCAAACTAAAGTAGATGATATTAATGCTAACATAGCAAACATACGAAAAGAATTAGAAGATAGCGTAAAATCTATTTATTTATCTCAAGATACAACACTAGAGTTTCAAAGAAAAGCAATACTTAAACTTTTACAAAACAATGATCCAGAAGATATCGCACCATACTTTCCAAACTTTAACGAGATCATGGGCGGTATTATTATACC